CGCCGTGTCTTTCGAATCCGGCGTTATCAACGCTGCACAGGGCGTAGAAGAAGCCGGTTTTAAGCTGTCTCACGCATTCGAAGGATATACTCTCCAGTATATCAATCCAGCCGTGTTTGAAACGGTTGAATCTGAAAATCTTCTGAATAATTCGCTATCTGAAGAAGAAAAGAAACAGAAGCGTGAAGAAAAGCTCGACGCCGAATGGAAGAAGCATTACAGCAATGTTCCTGAAGAAAATCGTCCGACGATTGCCTTCGTCGAGGAACTGAAGGATAAGGAAAAGAAAGAACCGTTCTGGACTGAAACGAAGATTGCCGCTACGGTAATGCTTCTGGTTTTCGGTGCGGTTATCACCGCTTCCATTATCGGTTCCAATATGCTAGGTCGTTTCCATGCATGGATTGAAGAACGAAATCAGCAGCCTATTCAGACTAAGGTCACTACAACCGTGACTAAGAATCCGTATTCTCGTGCACAGTCGATTGCTGTAGCGATTGACAGCATGTCGGTCTTTGACGACGGAACTAAGGACTCTCTCGATGTGAAAGCCCTTGCTGATTCTATCTATGCTCATGATTTGGACCGTAGGGCTGATTCTGTAGCCCGTGTGACCATTAAACGTGATAGCCTTATAGCAGAGCTCCCGAAAGAAAAGAAGGTCCAGGTGGAGCTTGTGGCCGTTATTGAAGACGGTGTAACTACTCGTAAGGTACAGACCGCCGCTATCCTTGACACTATCCGTGAAAATGACATGCGACATCTGACTAAGACTATTACGGCGATGGCTACTAATATGGCCAAGGACAGGCAGACTGAAATTGATACGTCCAAGACATATTACAAGCTTACTAAGAATGATAACTTTATCCAGCTGGAGTAATTCATGGATAATTATGAATATGAAGACTGCAGTTTTCTTAAAGGTGCATTCTATACCATCTATGGGCTTGGTGTTGTAGTCGGCGGTTTCGTATTAATGCTTTGGATTTCTTCTTGGTTTTTAAAACCAGACGATTATACTCCACCAGAAAAATCCAAAGTAAAGATTGAACAGATAAAGTCGACTGCGCCGGTAATTAACCATGACGTAACTGTTGAAACAAACATAACGGTTTCGGACGGTGTTACAAAGCGTACGATGAAATCTAAAGTTAAGGCCGAGGAAGTTACTCATGGTATGATAAAGACCGTTAACGACCAAATGTTACAGGCAACATATAAAATCATTGACGACCGACAAAGAGAAATTAATTCCGATCCTAATTATTGGAGTAGGAATGTAATTAACCATACCAAGGAGCGTTAAACTTATGTGGGAAAAATTCAAAATGGAAGTATTCAATACGTCATTTTATAATGAACGTGATGGATTTACTACATTGGATAATATTTTATGCGGCGGCGCAATTATAAATGTCATAATCGGTTTGGTTTCGCTTATGTTATTTTTCGCCGCCACTAAAGAGTCAGATATACCGAAGATGGTTTTTGGCATTATTTCTGCGGTAATGATTGTATATTATCTATTCTTTGGACTGACTTGTCATTCAATGAACAAGATAAAAAAATTGACTCCGCATTATCTTCGAAGAAGGTCAACTACGTATGAAGAGCTTGATTCAGCAATTCAGGAAGAGATTTGCCTGGCGTCATTTTATATGATAGGTGCAATATTCTGTTCTTCATGGTCGTATCTCATATATTCATGGAAAGTATTATACTTGGCTATCAAATATTCGATTGCGGCTCCGTTCTATATATTGCCTAGGTATCTTATTCATAAGTCATTTAATAAGAAGCGCCTTAGTAAATGTATCAGAAAAGAACAAAAAGATATTATTTCTTCTTATGACAATTTGCTAGACGATTAATCATAACATTTTTGCGAAAAATACCCGTTGACAAGACGGGTATTTTTTACTATATTAAAAACATAAACCAAGGAGCATAAAATGTCAGAATTATTTTTAAAAACTTTTCTTGTCGGATTGGCAACGTCCGTCGGTTCATATTTTATTATTAAGTTCTTGCATAAGCATTTGCGACAGACTGCAGTTTTTCTTGGCGTAGCTGTCTTTGTCGGCCTGTTCAGTTACGGTATCTATCAGGAAAACAAGACTCAGAATGAACTTGACGACGCAATTTCCAAAATCTCCAAGGAACTGGATTCGATTACGAAAGATAACGCATTGCATGACCTTATCAAAAGAACTACCGCAAAGAAAGACGGTGTAAGTCTGGACATTGTTCCTGCGCTTGATACTGCTATTCTCAAGATTAACAAGATTTATCAGACTGTATTACAGGATCCAGATTATAAGGTTGTAATTACAAGTGCAAACGATTTTAATGGACATAAGAAGAATTCAGCCCATTATAAAGGCGAAGCAATCGACGTTCGTATCAAGAATATTGATAAGGATATGAAAAACGATATTGTAAAGCTTACTAAAGGAATTCTCGGCCCGAATTTTACCGTTATTCATGAAGACTTCGGAACGTCGAATGAACATTTGCATGTTCAACTGAAACAGAGAGGATAAGATGGAAGAGCTATTAAAGAAATATCTTGTAGTTATTCTTTTTCTTGGTGCATGTTCGTCATTCTACTTCATCGGTGAAATCTGGCATAAGCCTGCTTTCCAGAAGGAAATCAAGGAAGACCGTAAGTTTTCCATGCCGGTAACAATCGAAATGTATACGGTAATCAATGACGGCGTTACTCGTCGTATAGTCGCTTCCAAAGTCGTGACCGATTCCATTACTCACAAAGATACTGAAATCGTCAACCGTGCGATTAAAGAAGCTACTCACCGTATGATTGCTATTCGTCAGAAAGAAATCGACAATAACGAACGTTACTGGCGCGATGCGAAATTTATCAACGTCGGCAAGGAAAAAGACTTTACTCCGGTTAATATAAAATTCTTAGGTGAGGAAGATGAATAATGGATAACGAAGAACATCATCCGCATCTAGTCAATGTCGGTTGGTCAGATTACAAGAATGACCATTATAAAAACAATAATGAATATACTGACAAAGAATTTTGCGTAGGCTGTGGCTGTACTGTTATATTAACGATAATTTTATTTTCAGTTTTATTCTTTGCTTTTGATAAGGCTGAATTTGACGGAGATAGAAGATCAGGAAACTTCTGTGCATGTGCTGCATGTAATAACAGATGTAACGATGCAAAAGTCAAAGAACGACTTGAAGCTGAAGCAAAGAAAGCAGAAGCTCGCAGAAAATTCGTCGACGACAGTATTGCACGTTATCAAGTCCTACACGATAGTATTTTAGAGGCGATACGTGTTAAGGACAGCATAGATGCGGCTTTGGTCAACCAGAAGAAAATCAAGGTAGACTTTATCGCATTTATCGACGACGGCGTTACATCAAGAGAAGTAACAGTCAACAGTTTAAACGATTCTTTGTCTCCTAATGACGTAACATTGTTAGGTGAAGCTTTTGGAGAAATGGCATATACCGCTGCAAAAGATAGACAATCTGAAATCGACAACAATAAAGAATATTATACAAAAAGGATTAAAAATGAAGACCAATAACTCAACCGATACAAAAGACATCTTGGACGAATGCCAAGAAACACTGAAAGCTCATGTCATTCCGGATCCGCCCGATTACGGTAAGCAGAATTTCGGTTATGAATTCTGCAAAAAACATGGAGATAAGACCGGAGCAATTCTGTTTATTTTGTTGCTTGTCGGCCTATGTACTTTTGCAATCGTTTCGTTCAAGGCAAATCTTGCTATTGGCGAATCTACCAATATTGATATGCAGGTATCTACTACAGTCATTCATCATGGCGTCGAAAAGACTGATCCGTCTGCTTTCTCTAAGTTCTTGAATAAAAAGATTAAAGGCGACCCGAAAATAATTGCGGCATTTGATTCTTTGATGGAAGCAAAACGTGCAGCTACAGTGGCTGAACAAGAAGAACGTAGACAGCATATCCGTGACAGTCTTGCCCAATATATTCATCGTAGGGATAGTATCAGAGCTGAACTGTTACGCGAAGACAGTCTACGCCTTGAACTTGAAAAGGCTAAGAAGGCAAAGATTGACTATATTGCGGTTATCGACGACGGCATTACAAAAAGAACGGTCAATGTAAATTCTGTTGTAGATACATTGACCGAAGAAGTTACAACTCAGCTTGGAAAAACCTTTACTATCATGTCAGTCGAATCTGCTAAGGAAAGACAGAAAGAAATTGACCGTACTAAAGATTATTACAAGCACTTGAGAATTAAGACAGAACAGATACTATAAGTTCTTAGATGTTATAAATTCGGCCTCAAGCTCTTGCTTAAAGAATGCTTCGCCGTATTCTAACATCTTTTTCTTTTTCCATTCTGCAGTACGATATGGAACACAGTTCCATTTGAGTTTTGTCGGAACAAATGAATTTTGTCCGTTAAGTGATTTTTTCCATATTTCGTAGAATCCGTGTTCTGTCCCATGAGGGGTAGAACACATTATCATTTGTGCATTCGGCCTACATGCCTGCGTAGGGAATACACTCCACATGAAATCATTGAAATCATTATCATTTGTAAATGCGACTTCATCGAATATAAGCAAGTCGACAGTTCTTCCTTTAATGCTGTTTGACTTAAAAGGTGCGGCGAATATCTTGGAACCGTTTACAAATCCGAGCATTTCGACATTGTTTATCTTAGGTTGTAATTTCAAAAATTCCGGTAGGGTATTGTAAATATCCTTGATTCTCGTCAAGATTTCTTTCGAAGCCGCATGTTTAAACGACAGTATGGCAATATACTTGTCCGGTTTAAATAAGGCGAACCATAATGCATAAATTGCCAGAAGTGTCGTCTTGCCTATCTGTCTCGGCGCGACTATTATATTATTGTGTTTTTCTTCCGGTGGACTGTTATAAGTGTCCATTAGCTTTTTTAGAAGCTTTCTTTGATAAGAATACGGTTTGAATTTTGAACGACCTTTAGCAGTAATTATCTGGACGTACTTGCTAAAGTAATTGACATTTTCGGCGCATTTTACGAGAGCGTCTATCTCTTTCTTAGTTATATTCATATTTGACCTTTGTTAAAGATTATATCATTCCCGCAATCCTGTACCAGCGTACTATCATGTTCACGAGCCATGGGTTTTTTATGAGGAAAACCCTTCCGGTATTTTCGATACCCGTACTGTAGCCTTACGAGCTACGTTTGAAAACCTGTAGTATATATAAAAATTTTTTTACATATTTACGAAGTCAATATTTTTATCTATATTTTCTGATATGTGGTACAATATTTTATTAGTCGATAAGTCGGCACGTCCTGACGAACCTAATTGGTGGGCTCGTTATAACATGTGTCAAAATGAAAACCTTGAATTGATAGCGAAGTTCTATTCACATCTTTATGACAGGTTCAAAACATGCCTTGCAGAAACAGACAATTATGAGATGTATGATTTGATTCTTACAGAAGACCCGAATCATGATCCAGATTGCGGCGCATTCAAGTTTGAAAGGCTGAATCTATTTCCGGATTTAATCAATAAGGAATTTGATTTTCTACTTTCTAAGTTTGATGAATATACAAAAACCTGGAAAGAATAAAAAATTATTTTTTAGGGTTTACAAAAGGAAAAACTTTTACTATATTTATCTATGTAAAAACAAAAAACATAAAAAACTTTTTATATATAATATAAAGGATTAAAGAAATGAAAAAGGTTTGTCTCACTAGTTTACTACTCCTCAGCTTGCTTAGCTGGTGTTTCGTAGTACACAGTAGGGACAAGGTAACAAACCAATAATTCATTTCCTGAATCAAAAAGGTTTTACAAGGTTCCTACGAAAAGTAGGGACCTTTTTTATATCTCGGTGGTGTAATGGTTTAAGCATGGCTGGCTCCAACCCAGCTGATTAGGGTTCGAATCCTTACCGGGGTGCTAAAGATATAATGGCCTAGTGGCGGAATTGGTAGACGCGCCTGACTTAGGATCAGGTTCCGAAAGGAGTGGGGGTTCGAGTCCCTCCTAGGCTACGAAAATAACGGCTTGTGATTGGAATTGGAATACAGCATCGGCTTAAACCCGGTGGCCGAGATAAACACGGATTGGGGGTTCGAGTCCCTTCAGGCCGATAAAACGTCAGGTGATGAAAATGGTAAACATGCGGGCTTGAGATGTCCGTGCTTGAAAAAGCTTGAGGGTTCGATTCCCTCCTTGACGATAAAACGTCAGATGGCGGAACTGGTAGACGCGCAAGGTCGAGGGCCTTGTGTCCGAAAGGACGTGTGGGTTCGAGTCCCACTCTGACGATAACCTTAGGTGGCGGAATTGGTATACGCAGCGGTCTCAAAAGCCGTGGCCGAAAGGCATGTGGGTTCGAGTCCCACCCTAAGGATAACTACAGGTACGCAAACTTGGCAAAGCGGCGGGCTTCAGAGGCTCGTGAGTCTGTGAGTTCGATTCTCACCCTGTGGATATTATGCTGTCTTGTAACCGAGTGGTCGAAGGTAGCGGTCTGCAAAATCGCTGTGGAGAAATCCCCGTCGCAGGTTCGAATCCTGCAGATAGCTCTAAAAATTTGGAAGCGTAGGCTAATAGGTAAGTCAGCACTTTGCTAAAGTGCCGTGGAGAAATCTGCTTGAAGGTTCGAGCCCTTCCGCTTCCGCTAAATAAAGGGTTGACAAATATCAATCCTTTTTCTATATTATAATAGACGATACTTAGTAATGGTGCTGAAAACGGTTCAATTCCGTGTTCTCTTGGTGAGTGGCCGTTCGAGTCGGTGTAGATATGGTGTCTGGCGGTTCAATTCCGCAGTATCGTCCTATGATTTCAACTGAATTACAAGCAGAGAGAGTCCTTATAAAAATGAAAAAGGGTTTCTTTGCTAATGAAACATTTTTTATTGTCAGTTCTAGCGGTACATTTATTATACGCCATTATTTTTTAGCACATGACCGACCGCATACACAGACTGAACGTGAATTTAATGGATTACCAAAAGCAGAACGTGTACGCTTAAGACATGAATATTATGAATGGGAAAGAAAATTCGTTAATCCGCCTCCGCCAAAAATATTGTCGAAAAAACAAGCGCGGAAATTGAGAAAACAAACAAGATCAAGTAATAGCGGAGTTATTTATTGTCCATACGTACCAGCAATTGTTTCAACAAATACAGGACCATAAAAAAATTTTTATTTTAGGGGTTTACAAAGAGAAAAATATTTACTATATTTACGTATGTAAAAACGAAAAACATAAAAAAGTTTTTATATATAATATAAAAGGAAAAATTATGTTACACTCTTATTCATATTCATGGTCATTAGTTCCGAGCTCGATGTTCGGTTATTCCATGTATTATATGGGGTGTCGCGACTAGTAGGGTTTTATTATAAAACTTTATTAAGTCGCAGCGCAATCTGCGGCTTTTCTTTTTACTGATTGTCCAGTCCCTTGAGGCAAATGCTGTATAGGATAGAATGGATAAACGCTCGGTGAAAGTCCGAGATAATGCTAGTTTGGCAGAGTGGCGATTGCATGTGACTGTAGATCACATCTCATCATGAGTTAACACCGGGAGTTCGAATCTCTCAGCTAGCACGAAATATAATTATTGAAGGACAGATGGTTACAGCCATTTGATAATACTTTACCAGTTTATCTTACTTCAATAGTTATAAATATAAACAAGAAGTTGCTGTAACAACTTCAATAAAATAAAGGGAAAACGGTAAAAAATGAACTATGAAAAAGTTTATTATTCTATAATTAATCATGCATTGAGAAAAACATTATCTGGACAACGTTGGAAAGGTGATGGAAATTATTATGAAATTCATCATATTGTTCCTAGATGTTTAAAAGGTAATAACTCTAATAAAAATTTAGTATTATTAACAGCCCGTGAACATTTTATATGTCATTGGTTATTATTTAAACGATATGCAAATGACATTGTAATTAGAGCAAAAATGTTAAAAGCTTGGTTTATGATGACAGTTAATTCAAAAACAAACAAAAGAGAGTTTATATCCTCCAGATGGTATGAAAAATATCGTAAAGAAATGGCTTTGGCAATGCATGATGCACAATCTGGTATAAAAAATTCTAATTATGGTAAACAATGGTTTACCAATAGAAATACAGGTATTAGTAAAACATTTATTACTGCGCCAGATGAGACATGGATTTTAGGTAGAAACTTATTTCATGGTGAAACTAGCAAAATCAAAGTAAAAAACAAAGTAAAAATAAAAAAGTCTTATTATAAAAAACCATTAATTTTTAAGTCACAATTAAATATACTAAAATCAAAATTGCATACTTATAATTTATGGAATAAATATCATTCGGGCAATTACTCTGGTTTAATAGATTTTGCAAAAGAAAATAAAATAACAAAGCAACAACTTAGCAGATTATTTAGAAAATATATTTCATATTATAAAGAAAATATAAGTATTGGAGTACATTCTTTTAAATCTGATAAAAAATTGATTTGTAATTATTTTTATAAGTAATGGGTTTACTGAGAAGTTGGAGATTCTCTACGGTCTGTAAAACCGTCGGCTACGCCTTTATTGGTCCGAATCCAATTAAACCCACTAAAAGGCAGATAATGACTGATCATCATTGGATTATTCTTGTCCTCCAAGGTTTCCTAGGAATGACTGAGGAGAGGGCAATCTGCTACCAATTAGTTCGCTTGAGACACTGTGCGAAAAAGGTTGCGGCCTTAAAACAGTGGACGTGTTTAAAGCTAGAGGTAAAAAGGCGGCAGCCCGCTGGAGTTTTTCGGAATCTTCGGTAAAAACCGAAATGAAGTTTATTATGGGCGATAGTTCAAACGGAACGGGATTGCTGGCCATTGCTACGGCAATCACAGCAGAGAGAACGCTCTCAGACCTTCGTGCTAGGTCGCGAGAAAACACGAAGTTTAGGACGAGAGACTTGCCGGGGTTCGAATCCAAGGCCGCCCGCTAAAAATTTATCGCAGGGTCGAGTAGAGGTCGAGCTCGCTAGGTTCATACCCTAGAGCACCGAAAGGTCCACGCTGGTTCGAATCCAGCCCCTGCTACTAAGTTTAGCAAAGGATGTTCCTATTAATGGATGATAGGCCGTCAGGCCTTGATTCGGTTCAAATCCGAAAGCCGAAAGGCAAATTACATCCCGCTAAAAGAAATTAATAGCATATGGAAGTTCCTATTAAAAAAACAGACTTAAAATCGGTAATTTACTTCCCGCTATTACCATCCCGGAGTAGCTCAGCTGGTTAGAGCGTTTGAATCATAATCAAAAGGTCGTTGGTTCGGGTCCAACCTCCGGGACTACATAATATAAAGTGTATAAGTTAACATGACGCAACGGTGTTAACTTCGAGTATACAAGCGTAATGGGTGTGTGCGAATTACGCCGTATATTACTGAGAAATCGTCTTCAAGACTGAAAGAGAGATACAGATATTACACTAATATTTCGCGGCGCTCAGGGAATAATATATTATGGAATTTTCGAGGATACGCACAATTGGTAGTGCACCCGCCTAGAAAGCGGACGTGGGAAACTGCATGGGAGTTCGAGCCTCTCATCCTCGGCTAAAAATTATGGAGGTGTGACCGAGTGGTTTATGGTGCCGGATTTGAACTCCGGTGATTCGGTAATCATTCCGGACCGTGGGTTCGAATCCTACCACCTCTTCTAAGATATGAGACGATAAATATCGCCTCATATTTTTTATATAAAGGGGTTTACAAGTCTTTTCTATTTTACTATATTAAAGACATAAAACATAAGCATGTACACGGTCCAGTAAGGTGCCGGCCAGGGATGGCAATTACGTGTGTAGTGAATAGTGCGGCGAAGGACGGGTTACACCCTTCGCTGAGGGTCACGGACTCGACCTCTACGGATAGGGTGACGTCGGCGTGCTTGTGTGATATAAATCATGTCCCGTATTAATTTGCATGATTAATTACGGGACTTTTTAATATATAAAATATGGATAACGCGACAAGAGCACAGATTTTGGCGGCACAGTACGCAGGCAATTCGCCGGATTCAATCGTCGGTAGCTTTTTGGCTCCGGGCGCTATGGCTGCTGTTTTCTTCCTTGCATTTATCGTCGTAGTTTTTGTATTAGTAGGAATCGTTGACCATTTTACCGAGCAGCCCGTACAATACTATGAAAATAATGACGTTGAAAAATATTTTGATAAAAAATAATTTTTAGGGTTTACAACTAGAGAAAAATTTACTATATTAAAAAGCGAAAATTAACAAACAACTGTTATATATAATTATAAAGGTTAAGAAAAATGAAGCAATTCGTTAAACAAGTAAAACAGATAAGAAAACAGCAAATAGCTGTGTGTTTTGCTATGGGAAACGAATGATAGCGTAAGAGTTTACCTTATTCAATTATTTCAGTTCCTGTAGCAATACGGGAACTGTTTTTTATATACTGAGGCGTAGCCAAGCTGGTTCAAGGCACATG